TCGATCTTGTGATCCGTGAAGCCCTCCGCCGCTGGTGTCTGAACCGTGTCCGCTTTGGAAGGACTAATCGCTGGCTTCCGGTGTGGCTGGTGTAGCCGGTTGCCGTCGATGTGGGGCCACCTTGCCTGAACTCCGAAACCTTGTCCACAACTTTCTCATAATCAAACTGTTAAATTGGCCTGAAACGTAGAGCTGGTAAGGGCTGTAGCACCGAAAATAAATTATCGAGAGATCTCCCAGAACCACGTGTATGACCAGATTCCCGTACGGTAACAGCACGTTGACTCAGAGCATCCTCGATACTACAGATTACCGTACGGTATCACCCGGTATCACCCGGTATCACCCGGTATCACTCAGAGTATCACTCAGTGATACCCCATAAAGCTTCACTCCCAGCTTACTCACAGCTCAACTGCCAGTCAAGCTCAACTGCCAGTCAATCGAAAAAAACAGTTCTGGGCAGACCTATAGGCAAGCGAGAGGTAAGACTCGCCGTGCCCGACGCCCTGAGTAGCTCTGAGTGGCCCTGTAGCGAACGATCTCTTGTCTTGCCGGCAAGTCTACTCGCCTCGCCTCGCAGTGAACTGGCAGTGAGCTGTGAGTGAGCTGTGAGTGAGCTGTGAGTGAGCCGGCAGTCAAGCCGGCAGTGAACTGGCAGTGAGCTGTGCGTGAGCCGGCAGTCAACTCACAGTCAACTCACAGTCAAGGTGTGCCTCGTGGTTGAACTCGAGGTGAACCCCAAGTCAACTCGCGGAGAGCAATAGGTGAACTTGCCTCGTGGTGAACTCGAGGTTAACTCGCCGTAGAGCAATAGGTGAACTCGATGTGTGACTGCACGTGTGTGAGGTCGTACTTTCTGGGCACCCCGAGGGGGCGGTGGGGCTCCTTACTATATCGACACTGCCTCGGGAAATTTCAACTAACATTTGCCCTTCCTTTCCTTACCGGTGACTTCAAGTCCACTTCAAGTCACTGACAGTCACTGAGAGGCCTTGAGAGGCTCTGTAGTGGACGATCCCCGATAAGGGTGGCAAGGGTGGCGGTACTTGCCTGATAGGCCGTTAGACGGACGTACAGGCAGTCTCGTCGTTAGGTAAGCCGGTGAGTCACCGACAGTACCTTGAAGTGGACTTCAATTCACTGGTTGATAACATATAGGTCAGCGTACCTAACATATAGGTCAGCGTACAGCTTGACTGCCAGCTCAACTCACAGTCAAGCCTCCAGTTAACACAGGTGGCACCGTAAGCGGTAGGTGCCCCTTAGAAGGGGTAATACGGAGGGATGATAACCCTTATCACCTGAGCCAGAGGCTGAACGTAAGGTAACTTAAAGTACCCATACACCCTCTCTACTTACCCTCTCTACTTACAGCTGACTTATAGTTACTTATAGTTACTTATAGTTCTCTTATAGCTCTCTCTGACCTCTTAGGGTTGCCTCCCCCTATTTTCAATGACTTACAGTCACCTTCGGACAACTCGCAGTCAACCAGCAGTCACGGGCAGTCAACTCGCAGTCAACTCCAAGGAGAGGCTCTCAGATGCTCTGTAACGGACGATCCCTGATAAAGGCATGTAGGGTATAGGTACGTGCCCGATCGTCCGTTAGGCAAGCGTACAGTTAGCTTCAAGTTATCTACGACGGGTGAACGATGTCCGCTTCCGTGAGGGTGCCTGATGCAGCGCACGGGAACGGTGTCCCATCTTAGCGTTCTTTATGAAGTCCTGAAGGGACTTGTCGCGGGCCTTAGCAGAAGTCTTGTCTGCGGCCTTCTCAGTGTCTCTGGCGACCATCGTCGTGAAGTACCCGACGGCCTCGGCCAAGACATCGATCCTATCATCCTGCTTGAGCGCACCACGATCTCTTGTGAGGAACGCAAGCTGGAAGAACCCGTTGTAGTACCGGGCACGCTCGCCTACGTCCTCAGGGACGCTGGAGAACTGCTGCTCGATTAGAGTCTTGTCCATCACCAGCCTGTGGTTGTTCATCACAGGTTCGAGCTTGTCGATGATACGCTGTTCCTTCTGACCCTGAACTCTATAGCCATCGAGAGCCGGACCTCCAGATACTGGTCGACCTTCAAGCTCGCCCCACTCCTTGAACCTCGTGTTGAGGACTGGAGAGAACAGAGCGTTGAACATGCCGTCACCGAAGTTATCCTCGGTCCAGACTTCGTTCACCTTCTCGTCGTACGCGATCCGGGCGAGCGCGGTCAGTACGGAGTCGTCATAACCATTGCCGGAGAACCCGCCCCATCGCTTGATGAAGATGCGTCCGTGGAGCTGCTTGGCAACACAGAAGGCAGTCTCATCCTTACCGCGACCAGAGGGGTCCACGAACAGCACTGAGGCTTCGTACGGGAGGATGTCCTTGTCTTCGGTACTGATAGACATGGGTGCATAGAAGCGGTCGCCTGTGAGGCCCACGTTGTCTATGTCGAGCTGTTCGGAGGTTGCCCACATGATACGGGCAGGTGCACGCTCCGAGTCCACGTCCATACAGATAAGGTCGCGGAGCTTCAGTGGATAGCGATTCTCGTCAGACAGCGTGGTGTCGAGCATGAATTGAAGTGCGAAACCACTACGTCCATACTCAGATTCACGCTCGGCCAAGTCTTGTTCGTCGAATCGAGCAGGGTCCATCGGTCGTCCCACCAAGCTGCTATCGTCTGCGATCCGTCGAAGTATACTGGGAGCCAAACGTCCTTGGTACTTGTCGACTTGCTTTTCATCTGGATACCTCGCAGGCCATACGCGAATCGTGTAACCACGCTCCTCGAAGCCATTGTAGATTGTTTGAGTTGACTGGGGAGTCCCGAGTCCGATGGAGTCGCCGCCCGGTACCAGAATGGCACCACCCATTTCACGGGCGCGGTTGTCCAGCTTCTCTCGTTTACCTTCAGTCTCTGAGTTGTTCGGTACCTCGATGTCATCGAAGATAACCTTAGTGGCACGTCCACCCGTCATCTGTCCAGTCACACCAACGGCACGCACAGAAGGAGCCTGTGCTGGCTTGGAGGGACCAACGTCAAACGCGAGAACAGAGTCACGCTGTCCGTCTTTCGGTCGAGCCTTGAGGTAAGCGAGAAGTGGAATCGTATCGATCAACTGCTTGGTGAACGTGGAGAACTCCATAGCTTTGTACTCGGAGGCTGACACGATCATCATCTTCTCTTGCGGGTTCCGGAGCAGGCACCATAGGGTGAAGGCTGCGGTTGTCCAGCTCTTGCCCATACCACGGAATGCCATAACGATACGACGCTTGGGTCCGTGCTGTAACCAGTCAGCCATCTCGTACTGAGCGACTGTCGGTTCAGGTAACCCGAGTTGTTTCCAGAGCCACCATAGGAAGATTTTGAAATCATCGTGCATCCTCTTGTGACTGTTGGTCTGCACCCAGACAGGGTACTTCATGTTCGCCATTAGGTATCTCCTCGATACTTGAAGTTGGTGGAGCTGGGTGGTATCGAACCACCGTCCGGTCAGAGTCCTTTCGGGTTACTGCCGTCTATCCCATTCAGCCCCGAATTGGATTACCAGTAGTACTTATGCGGCTTCCGGGCGCAAGGCCACACCTGCTCCTCGTCACCCTTAAGGACAGCCTGTAGCCGGCGCCGGTGTTCAACTCGCTGTGGCTTCGTATGGAACAGGCGGTTGTGCCACGAAGGCGTCGCCTGTAGCCACCCCCAGTCAGCCCCGAAGTGACGCTGTTTCTGGTTCCAACCGTGGTGCCTCGTGTTAGACATACGTCCTCCTATAGAGTTACTTGGACCGCTTGGTCTTGAGAATCTGAGCGATACCTTGTCCGAGCTTGTCGATCATCTCCTCGTCGTTGTTGAGTTCCCTCATGCCCATGTGGGTCGCGATGGCGTGCATGCATTCATGCCAGAAGGTTGCCATCTCATAGGAGGACGCTAAGCCTGTCTGAAGTTCAATCAGGTTCTTAGATGGGATGAACCGTCCGACACACTCGCAGTCGTCTTGAAGGTCATCCCGAAAGGAAACCTTGATCGTATGCCCGAGGATGTCGAAGTACTTCGGTATCACACGCACCCGTAGCGCTCCTTCCAAGTGTCATCGAACGGTGTGTCAAGGATAATAGAAGTCCACATTCTGGCAAACTCCTCGCTCTCACAGCCGTTGTCGATGCGGTAGCGGTGGAGGCCGACGTAGTGCAGAATCTCGTGGACAGAAGTCTCCAGCTTTTCCGCGCGGGTCATGCCCGCCTTGACGAAGACGTACCGCTCGCCCAGATAGTGCAGACCTCGAAGTCCACCCAGAATGTTGGCCTTGTGATGGCCCACAATATGCGAGATGACGAGGACCGGCTCGTCCAGCTCTGAGCAGTCCAGCACGGCGCAAACGCGCTCGTAGGGGGTAGGTGGTACCGGGTCAGGTGCGATCGTGCCGCAGGCGCTAAGCAGTGCAGCCACACAGAGGATTTGAAGTAAACGCATAGCTCATCCTTTAAGTTTAGTATCCGCAAAGCGGAAATGGGTGCGAGTCCCAGCCGGAAGCCGGATCATCAGTTGGGAATGGTCGCCGCAGCAGTCGTGTTCACACCGCTGGTCGTCCATCAGTTCTCTCCGTACCATGCGCGTGACGGTCTTGTTGCCGCTGCTGCACCAATAGTCAAATGTGATAAAGCTCACCTCCTCTCTCCTTGTTATGCTCCCGAGTCTTCGAGCGCCGCCTGATAGCGTTCACGTCGGGATAGGATGGATGTCTTTGCAGCGTCAGCCATTCCGTTACCGAGAGGCACATCAGCAGCTCTTGTGATAGGTGCAGGCCTGCCGTCCTTGCCGTCCTTGTCGGGAAACGTAACGGATGTTCCGTCGAGGTTCGTCAGGAAGTCAGGGAGAAACTTCTGCGAGTTTGCTGTACACATTAGAATACTCCCGTGAAGAAGTTTATACCGTGGATTATTCTCATTTGAAGTCTCCTTCGACTACATTATCAAAGTGTGGCATCTCGTCAGCCAAGAGGTCGGTCGGGTCGCCGGGTGTGATAGCTCGGTCGACTCCGTTGTCTTTGAGGAACTTGTTGACCTGTGCGAACAGGGCGGGCGGGATTGCTTCGTCAGCCGCTGTGAGGCGCTTGACTTCAGCGAGTAGGCTGCGAGCCTGTAAAGAATGTAACTCATCGAGTAGTCCTTCAGTTGCTCTTGACATTACGTGACGCTCCAAAGTGATTGGTCAGAAGCAAGTCCAGCTTGGTCTCAATGCGAGCCAGCCGGTCAGTTGTCTCCTGACGGTGAGTATTCATATCTTTAGCGAGGCCGTTGACGCGAGCGTCCAATGCCTTCTCAGCTGCGATATGATCGACCCGAAGGCGGCTGAGGGTTTCTGTTTGGTTAGCTACTTTCATTCTCATAGCTCCCCACGCGACAGAAGCAGCGATGGCCGCGGGGGCCCCGTACTTAAGTGCGAGTTGTAACATTTCGTTTTCCACATGATCGTCCTTGAATTATGGGTTAAATAGGAGTGCCGTTCAGGACCAGTACAACTTCACCGACGCGAGGCTTCATTGCGCCCGCTCGGCAGTCAGTGTGTACGTGCCTGTTGCGAGAGCGGAGCCAGAACCAGCCAGTCGAATCTCGACGGTGTAGGTCCGGGACGCAGTCTGGAAGCCAGCCCCCACCGTTGTAACGGAGAGGTACCTATCGGAGGTGAGGGCATACCATGTGTTGATAGTCCCGAAGTTTGTCGTTGTGCCCTGCGTACCAGTCACCGC